GATATGGTTGGACGTTATTACATGGGCGGAAATAATGTTCCAGATACGGCTGGGATGATTGTTGACTATTTTAGAATGATAAAATGAATATTTTTAAACAACTTTGGGATAATTTTACTAATTTACATGAACCTAAAGCCATAACTCCTGTTGCTCCAACAGAGTTTGTTATGTATAATAATATGTATCCGTATACTGTTGAGCAGACAATAAGAGTTACTCATCATAGCAAACCCAAAAGGCGTGACCCTGCACGAAAATGGAACAAGACGAAGAACTACCGATTTTAGGATCAGTAATTAATGATGGGATTAATGCCCCATTTGCTGATTTATATTTAGATTTATTCCCCGAATACTATGATATAGAATGACACTATCTGACTATTTAACGATAAAAAATAAATTTGCTGGTGTTGCTATGATAAGATTAGTATACAATGGAATATCATATGATTACAGCAAATGGAAAATTAGTGGACAAAACATTTTCTTTTATGATAATGAACTAAAAGTAACACATGTTTTATGGACAACAGAAAATATAAAAGAAATTGATGATGTTCATATTATTATTAATCCAGATATTGATCCTAAATATACTATTGGATTAGAATTATTCTATGGTGGAGCAATATTACAATAATGAATATTGACGATAATTCAAATATACTGCTTATGTTTTCTGGCGGCTTAGACTCTACTGGCGCATTATGGAAATTAATACAAAATAAAAAAAATATAGTACACATATATCATTTACATCTTGCAAATAAAGAAAACAGAACTAAAGCAGAGGGTATAGCAGTTAAAAAAATTGTTGACTATATCACTAAAATTAGTCATGTTAATTATAGCGAGAGTTATCACCAATATCCATCTTATAATAATTCATTTATGTTCGATAGTGATTTGTATAATTTCATGGCAGGAACAGTCTGTAAAAGTTTACCAAACATACAGAAGGTTGCTATTGGTCGCACAAAATCAGATTTTGGAATAGAAGAAAGATCTATGAGGGGAACAAATATATTAAGATTACTCTCACCGAATATAGAAAAAATATATCCTGTAGGGGATATGACAAAAATTGAAATATATAATATGCTTCCAAAAGAATTAAGAGATATGACTTGGAGTTGTAGAACCCCTGTATATGTTAGTGAAAAAATAATTAAAGAATGTGGTCAATGTAAAACATGCAGAGAATTAGGTGCTATTAAAAATGAAAATGGAATATGAGAATATATTTAGACATAGGGGTGAATCATATGATTTTGCTATGAATAAATATCCTAATGCTAGAGATAAAGAATTTTATTCTCTTTTTACTAGATATCCTATCAAAAATAATGAGACTATATTGGATGTTCCTTCTTTGGGTGGATATTTAAAGAAATATTGTCCGGACGATACTACTGTATTATCATTAGATTTTTCACAATCTATTAATAATATACCAATAGTATCTCCATATGAAAAATGGAATATATCCAACCTTGATAGAATAGTTTGTTTAGCATCAATTCATCATATTAAAGATTTAAATTTATTTTTAGCAAATTTATCCTCAAACATTAAAAATGCAGGACTTATTCATTTAGCTGATGTTTCTTTAAATAGTAATATTTCTATATTTTTAGATGAATTCGTAGGCAGATATACATCAACAGGTGAACATAAAGGATTATACTATAATTGGAATTCAGTTAAATTTCCTAGAGATTTATCGGTATTAAGTATATATGACATAGAATGTCCATGGATATTTCAGTCAGAAAACAGTATGGTTGATTACTGTAAATTATTATTTGATTTACAGAATATATCCGACAAAGATTTACTAAATGGTTTAAAAAAATATATAGGATATACTAACATCAATAACAGTATTCATTTAAACTGGCATTTGACATATATTGATTTACAGTCTACTAGAGAATAATACATAATGGAAAAAATATTTTGTATAGGCCAAAATAAAACCGGCACAACATCCATGGCATTTGCTTTAAATGATTTGGGTTATTCTGTTTTACGAGTCAAAGATTTTCCAACGGGCTTGATACAGGATTGTCTGGATGGTAATTATGACAAGGTTTTATCTTGCACAAAAGAAAAAGAAGCTTTTGAAGATAGGCCATTTAATATTATGTCTGTATATAAATTTTTATATTCCTATTGGCCTAACGCTAAATTCATATTAACTATAAGAGAAAAAGAAAGTTGGTGGAATTCCGTATACAATTGGCTTTCTGTGAATAGAAAACCATTTCGAACTGAAAAAGAAAGGTTGTCTAAAATAGAAGTATACAAAAGACATTATGAAACAAATACATTTTCTAAAAATTCTTTTATAGATTATTATGACAACTATAATAAATCTACAATTGATTTTTTTCAAAATACTAATAATTTTCTAGTTTTTAATATGTTCGATGGAGATGGATGGGATAAACTATGCCATTTCTTAAATAAACCCATACCCGACACTATCTTTCCATGGAAAAATAAAAATGTATACTGATATTGATGACTATATAAATGATTTAATAAAACAAAATGAAGATTTTAAAAATATTGTTGCATCCTTAAAAAAAGAAGTATTAATTCAAAGAAAAGAAATCGCTGTTCTTAGAGAAGAAAGGAGGACTATTTTAGATAAAGATAAAGGACCGAATGTTATAGCGTGGAAAGAAAATAATAACAATGATTAATTTCAAGGAGGAAAATATGAAAAAGTTTATTTTAGGACTAATGTTTGCTGGATTAATTGCAGGAGTTTGTGAGGCACGACCAAGGTACTATTCCAGTAATAGTAATAAGGTTTACTCTTATACAAATAATTTGTCTAGTAATAATAGCACCGCTCAAGGTGTGGCAGAAATGATGGCTTCAAGAGGAACTGTGGGTCATTTTGGTGGAAATTCTGGCTATGAAGGATGCGGAAGCGGATTTTCTCAGCAACAAGCATATAATAATTGCTGTTTCGCTAATAGCGGAATGACAACAGTAGATGTTGGTTATGCTCAGGGCAAAGATGGTCGTTGGTATTGCTGTCGTAGATATTCTAGATGATTTGTCGTATCTAATCTACTAAGATTGAACTTGACACAACCATGTAGCGTACTACTATTGGGTAGACGCTCATGGTGAGTGTCTATTGAGTGCCACAATTGTGGGCTTAAATAATTTTTATTAGTCAAATTATAACAAGGAGATTGTTATGAATTTAATCACTTCTTCACGAAATGGTTCGTCAGTTGCTCCAAGACGAATTGATCTTTTTAGTCAATTAAGCAAAGAAATTGACAGTGCTGTTAACGAGGTTTTTGGGACGCCTTTTTTTGTTAATGGATTAAAACATAAAGGTTATCCTCTTATGGATGCTGTAAGATTGGATGACAGACTAATCTTGCAATATACCGTACCAGGAGTCAGCAAAGAAAATTTATCTGTAGAAATTACAGATGAAAATAATGAAAAGTTATTAACAGTTAGCGGATTATTAAATAATAAATATCGTTATGACGTCTCAGATTATCAAATCAGAGAATTAAGCGGCCAAGAATTTAGACGAGTTATTCGTTTGCCAGAAGACATAGCAGATGAAGAGCCGACCGTTTCATTACAAGATGGAATACTAAACTTAGAATTTGTACTGAAAAAGAAAGAACAACCTCAGTCTAAAACCAAAAAGTTGACAATAAGTTAATTAAAGGCTTGACAGGATAGTGTCGATAGTGTATCATAGCGTTTTACACAAGGAGACTCTATGAACACTATTGACGCTATTTGGACTATTCAAAATGCTTTGGTTGAAAAAGACCATGCAATTAAGAATATGGAAGAAAGAAACTCTGTTCTTACAAAGGTTCTTGCTACAGTCAGAACAAATTTGGAACGTGCGATCAAGGGTCATATTCCTTTAAATCAAGCAGTATACGATGCTGTTGACCTTTGCAGAGCAAACTTTAAATATATGGACTACAGTTCGGGTCAAACTAAACAAGACCCTCCACTAACAGAATCAGAAAAGATTTTACCATGAGAAATAATGATAAACATAAAAAATATATAGAAAAAATAGGATTTGAACGAACATTACAGTGTTTAATTGAAATGACAGACGATACTATGATTAGTGAAAACATTGTTCCTATATGGAAACTAAAACTTGTTGAAAGTCTTGAGCAGGCTTATGATGCTTATATGAGTGGAAACAAGGACTCGTTATACGAAAATGCTTAAAATAAAAGTTCAACCATATAGTAGTGTTTGGGTAACTGCTGATTCTCAAGAAGAATTAGGCTTAACTTTCATGCGTTTTCAAGAGCATTATGAAAGTGCTAATCCTAAATTTCGTAATAATATCTTTACTGTTGGGCAATTAAGACATTGGTATTCTGAAACTTATGGAGCAAACGACTATCATTTAACTTGGATAGGATTTAATTTTCCAAGTAAGGTACTTATTCCTTTTAAAGAAGGATTATTTGACCCACTTACTCCAGAAGAGAATAGATTATTAGATTTATTTCGTTATCGTAAAGATAATTTCTACATTATTGGTGCTCAAAATAATGCAACATTAAGACACGAACTAGCACATGCACTATATTCTTCTAATGAAAAATATCGAACAGATATAGATAATTTCATAAAAAAGCATAATATTAAACTGAAAAAATTGCGTAATATATTGCTGAAAAAAGGATACTGTAAAGAAGTTTTAAATGATGAAATTCAAGCGTACATAACAGATAATGATGATTCAGAAATAATAAATAGCACTTGTCAGAGTGTTATTTCTGGAATTAATAAGATATATAACTCATATAATAAAATCAAGGTTAAAAAATAATGCACGAACCAGAAGATACAGAATTATGTGATGAAGAAAAGAGTTATCACGAATGGTTTGCCAATAATCTTCATTATGTTCTGGAAAATAAAAATCATGTTGGAGTTATGAAGAAGTTATACATGGCGGGATTTGCCGCCGGATTCTCCCACAAACAAAAATTAACAGCACAGGAATATCTGCAAAAATAATATGTTTAAAATTACTGAAGTCAAAAGTTGGGCAAAAACCTGGGGTTATTCTATTGTTAAAGAAAAAGATGATAGTATTAATGGAGCTAGTTACTATTGGATGAAAAATGATAATCCAAATATTGGAGGAGTGGAATTGAGTGTTAGTAAGGTCGCTAGGGCAGTCTTTAATAGTATTACAGATAATAGGTTTGTTGAACATCAAAAAGAATTTTTAGAAAAACAACAAGATGTCAAATTCTCCACATCAGACTGATCCTATAGTAGAAGATCAATGTATCGTTCCAGCAGTTATAACAACACCAGTTTTTAACGGCATCATCGGAGGAATATCAAGTGTTATTACTGCCTATTTTTTTAAGCCAGTATGGGAAAAGATAGCAAAAACTCTAAATTGGACAAATAATGAAAAATAATCTCTTAATTGATAGAGAATGGGAAATCAAATGTATAGATAAAATCTGTGAGTACATCAGAGATGATGGCTTATTTGATTTTGAATTAGATAAGATAGCAATTTTACAATTAAGTTATGAATATTCTGGGCTAATGGCTCAACTAATGTCACACAAATTATCTGTAAAAAACGAACCACTAGATATCGAACCTATTAATATTCCATATAAAAATGAATTTGAGGCATTTATTCATCCAGATCAATTGGATCCTTATACTAAACTTATTGTTGTAGACAGTGGATGTTTGAGTGGTAATAACTTTAAAAAAATAGAACAAAAAATATCAGATTATGGTTTTATTAAGAGCAAAGATATATTTTTTACTTGTATAGCCTGCGATCTAAATAGTATTTTTAAGCCAGATTTTTGTCCAGTATATTTTAATGGGGACACAACAATGGTTCATTTTTGGTGGGAAACTAAAACCAATAAATTTGATAGATTATGATAGTAGTAAAAACTAAATTAGACAAAAGTTTAATATCTGGCATAGGCTTATTTGCAAACCAAGATATTTTAAAAGGAGACTTGATATGGAAAATGACCAGCATTTCTGTATTTCGAATTACTCCTGACAAATACAAAGAATTATCACAGATAGAAAAAGATTTTATCAAAGAGAAAGATTATTATTGGCTAGATGAACAAGGAAACTATTTAATTCCTATAGACGACAGCAGATTTGTGAATCATTCAAATAACCCCAATATTATAGAAATATATGAGAATTTTTGTGTTGCATCTAGAAATATAAAACAAAATGAAGAACTGACTATTGATTATAAAACATTAATCCCAACAGAACTTTGGGAAACATACATGTTATGAATAAATTATACAGAGGATAATTATGAATGTAAAATTAGTTAGTGTTACTCCAGATGCTGAAAAATTAATGGCGTACTGTGCTAGAGTATCTAATCCAAAAGGACAAGATAACGAGAACTACGCTAAACTTCTGAAATATTGTATAGATCATCAACATTGGAGCATATTTGAACATGGCTTTATGACCGTAGAAGTCAATACTACAAGAGGTATTGCAGCACAAATATTAAGACATAGATCATTCACTTTTCAAGAATTTTCTCAAAGATATGCTGATACAACTCTTCTATCAGAAGAAATTCCACTATTTGAACTTAGGCGTCAAGATACTAAAAATAGACAAAATAGTATTGATGATATGGGCGACGAAATACGAGCAAAGTGGAATACAAAAATTCGTGAGCATTTTGGCAAAGCCAAAGCATTATATGACGGCATGATCGCAGATGGTATCGCCAAAGAGTGTGCGAGATTTATATTACCATTAGCAACTCCTACTAGACTATACATCAGTGGTACGGCCAGATCGTGGATACATTATATTCAACTACGTTCTGGTAATGGAACCCAAAAAGAACACATGGCTATTGCTAATGAATGTAAACAAATTTTTGCAGAACAATTCCCGATTATTTACGAAGCATTAGAACAATTTAATCAAGGAAAAATTAATGAATAATTTATCATGCAGAATATCATATAAAGGATTTTCTGCTATGCAGCACGAAAATGTCTTCAAGGTATTCCAAGGATTTTTAGAAGAAATAAAACCATCAAATATCTTAGAAATAGGAACCGCTGAAGGAGGTTTCATATATGGCATAAGAGATATTTTGAATACAATCAATTTATCAAACTGTAATATTAGAACATTTGATATATATCCAAATGAAAAAAGATCTTCTTTATCGGCGTACAACATAGAAATTTATACGGAAAATGTTTTTGATGATGATTATAATTTAATTAATCCTGAATTGATAGTTCCTTTCATACAAAGAGATGGAACGACTATCGTTTTTTGTGATGGAGGAAATAAGGCCAAAGAATTTAATTGTCTGGCTAAATATCTTAAAAATAATGATATAATCATGGCACATGATTACATTGATACTAGAGAAAATTATTTAAACAATTTTGAAGGAAAAATCTGGAGCGCCCATGAAATTGGAGAACCAGATATAGCAAATTGTTGTGAAGAAAATAATCTTTTGCCTTTCTGGCAAGAATCTTTTCAAAACATAGTATGGGCCTGTAGACAAAAAAGGATCAAATAATGAAACTGTACAATATTACTGCACAAGTATTTAAAAATAATGACTTATCAAAACAAAATCTTCTTATAAATGAAGTACACAATGGTATTTCATCTAATGAGGCATTAGATAATTTTAAGCTTCATTTTCCTTGTATAGAATATTCTTTAGTAAAAATTCTTTCAGTTGAAGAAATTATTGAAGTTGCTACTTGACCTTTGCCGATATTGTGGTATACTGCCACAAACGGAGAAACTATGAATAAATTAGGACTGTGCTGCATCTCTCTCAAACTTAAAGAGCAGGGCATTGGTCATCAGACCATGACTTTTAAACGCTTCAATACTCTACCGCGAGAAGAAGCCTTGACAACTCTTGGAGATAGGATTCTTAACAATCTTATTACTACTCGTAAAACTATCGAGTTTTGCGGACAGAATAATTATGTCTATCGTGTTAGTAGTGATATTTTTCCTCTGATTACTTATGATGAGGCTAATGTTAGTTTGGAAGATTTGCCAAACCATGATGAAATTCAAGACGAGTTTGATAATATTGCACAAACTATTACCACTAGTAATGTTCGCGTTTCTTGTCATCCTAGTGAATTTAATTCGCTCTCAAGTCTCACCAATAAAGTTGTGGAAAAAACAATTACCGAACTCAATTTCTACAGCAGTTTCTTCGACAGAATCGGCTTGCCAGCAAATACTAACAGTCCGATGAATTTGCACGTTCATAATAACAATGGAACCAGAGAAGAAATTAGCCATCGGTTTTATCAAAATTTTAAACGTCTTGATGAAAACTGTCAGGCACGACTCACAATTGAAAATGACGACAAACTTAATTGTTGGAGTGTTCGTGAACTTGTAGATATTTTTCATCCTATTACCCGTATTCCCATCTGCTTTGATTATCTTCATCATAAGTGCCATCCTAATAATCTTTCAGAAGCAGAGGCTATAAATATGTGCTATGATACCTGGCAAACTCGTCCACTTTTTCATTATAGCGAAAGTAGAATAGGAAATAATCCGCGAGCACATGCTGACTATGCTGAAAATTTATTTGATAACTATGGACTAGAATTCGATATAGATATGGAATTGAAAGCAAAAGATTTAGCCCTTGAAAAATATGAGTCATTATTGTGTCAAAAAGTATAAATCATATTTTCGCTAAAAAAATAGAAAATTTTAGAGGAAACAGAGATAATTATAAAAACAAACCCAAATATATACCAGTTGCATCTAAAGAGAAAGACATTAACACTATACTAAAAAATAAAATTATTAGATTTCATAGAGATAAAAAAGAATGGAAATATCCTCCAATGACATTCAAAGTAAAAGATTTATTACAAAAAATTGGTGATAATCCAGTATGTTATTTAACGGGTCGTAAAATAGATTTGCTTGATGGTAAATCCTATCATTTAGATCATATAATACCTAAAAATAAAGGTGGAGATAATACATTAGATAATTGTAATATTGCTTGCAAAGATGCTAATCAAGCCAAAGGAAACTTGCTTTATTCAGAATTCATTCTATTATGTGAAGAAGTCTTAAATAATCATCAAAATAAGGATAACTAATATGAGTGCTTGGTTAATTGCTTTTACTGGTTGTTGTTATTTATATGTAGCATTAGAACAATACATAGTTCATCGTAATATTGGTATGCTTCTTACTTATATTGGTTATGCTTTTGCTAATGTTGGTTTATATATGTTAGCATCAAAATAAGGATAGTAATTATGAAAGAGCCACAAAAAATTAAACTAACAGATAATCCAGAAAATAAAAAAGTAAAATTAACACCACTACCATCAACTACTCAATATGATATTGAAATGGAAAATGATGTTTGGATAAAAAATGAAAATAATAAACAAAACAATTCGCAAGGCATATCAAAGTTGGAGTCCGAATCGTCTAATTAGGTGCTATCATTATTCTGCTGCATTTGATGGTCAGAAAATGATTTGTTTCACCCAAAATAACCCGATAAAAACGCACACGGGTGCTTATAGAATTGGGGAAGATTTTAATCTGGAAAAATACAAGGAGTTTCCTTATTATCATTCTGAATCTCGTCTTATTTCTCAACTTCTGGATAAGTATAATACCATTGATCCTAATTGGTCAGTTGTTGTTATGCGTATCAATCGAAAGGGATTGGTTTTAGGAAGTAAGCCATGTGAAAATTGTGATAAACTTCTTAATGTCGTTGGATTGAACACTGTTTATTATAGTAATGATGACGGCAGTTTCAGTGACAGCGTTGGAAATAACATTCAAGCAGAGTCCTTGACGTTGCCGATGGTTATGGTATAATCCCTTCAAAGGAGACTACTATGAACTGTATTTATTGTAATGATTTGATTCCAGAAGGACGAGTTGAATTCTTGATTGATACAGGACGTAAAATGACTTGTAAAGGATGTACTATGGAGGGTCGTGCTATAGGATTTATGGATTGGGGACATAAAACTGCTCCATCTTTGGTTATGGTTCCAGCAAATGCTAAAGAAACTATTCGTATTCTTGACCGTGCTAACAGGAGAGCAAGATGAAAAATAAAATGACTTGGTTAGATTTATACAATTTTCTCTATGAAAAAGCAAATGATATTAATTCAGAAGGTAGTTTTCCATGGCAAGAACCTGTAGAAGTATTTGATTTTGAAACTCTAGAATATTATTCTACTGATTTTATTGAGTTTCCAGACAAGAAAATTTCTTTATCTCTTGATACTTCTACTAAGTTCTAATAGCGAGAGATGAATATTAACTATATTAGTCTCGGTGCTTCTTGTTCAACAATTTATCAGATTAACAAATTTATAGGAAATAAACAAACTCTTTTTTTTGATTGGTTATTGTCTGAGTTATTTGAAGATGTTATTGAATTGTTTAAAAATCATGATTCTATAGATGATTTTCTAAATAGTAGAGATATAACCATACTAGAAGAAAAGTCAGGACATACTCATAAAATTCAATTTAATAAATTCCAAAACTTATATTCTTTACATGATTTATCAGAAAATTATACCGATAATGATATACTTATATTTGTAAATAAAACAAAAAAAAGATATTTTAGACTAATAAAACAGTTATTTCTTCCAAATCAACATATCTATTTCTTAAGAGTAGGAAAAGATAGCCCAAATATTAATCAAAAAATCAATTTTTGCAATGTCATAAAAAAAATTAATCCAGAAATTGCATTCAAATTAGTTACTATTAAATACGGAATAAATTATAGCAATAGTATTATTTATAATGAATCTATGATAGATATATCATTACATGATAATGAGACTAAATTAGAAACTATGGCATGGACGCTAAATCATCTTGATTGGGGATTTGTTTTTACCAACATAATAGGAGAAACCGATGGATTTTGAAATTGAAAGTTTGCTTTTTAAACAAGTTGAAAAGCCTAAGTATCATATGATGACTAAAATTATTAATGTTTGGGAGAATCGCTATCGTATCAATGTTTATACGGAAACTTTTGACGAGATAGACAATCTTACTAAACGAAAAATTCATGCAAGTTATTTTTGCCATTATTCTCCTGGTGAATTAAAAATTATGGACGGGCCAAAAAATCCGTCAGACCCTCTAAAGAAAGCCTCTTGACAACGCCGATACTACGGTTATACTTAGAGAGTAACACCTAACAACGGAGAACAAAAATGGCTAAGGGTCAAAAAACTTGTGAGAACTGTGGTCAGTCTACTGGCCCCCGTGCTTATATGTGCAAGAAGTGCAATACCCCTTTTATCTTTAAAGCAAAGAGTAAAGAGCATAAGAACACTAAGATTATCCAGAATGTTAACTGGCGTGAATTGGTTAAGGGTGATAGAATCAAAGTTGGTGGCGGGCCTTATTTTGTTAGCAAGGGAGAATTTATCCCTATGGGCTATAGAGGCAAGTTTATTGTTGAGGGAGTAGATAAGAACGGTATCCTTGCTTGGGGTATTGATAAGAGTACAGGATTTGCTCATATTTATATGGGTGGAGACATTCAGAATAAAGAAACTGGAGTTTGGAAAACCAAGCACAAGTTGATTAAACTCAAAATGAAAGAGAAAGAACCCGCATGAGTTTTGACAACCAACAAAAAGAAGCACTCAAGAATTTATATTCTCATAGAGATCATATGGAGGATCATCTAAATAAGATCGAATCCATACTGCAAATATATTTTCCAGAAGAATTTGCTGTCTTTTATCAGCATTGGTTTCCTCAAATAAAAACGGCCCTTAGAGATGATACAAAATGGCTTCCTAGAGGACAATATAGTATGGATTATACTCTAAGCCGTTTGAATGATAAAGTTGCTGATGATGAGAATAAAGGTGTAAGTAGATATATCAAATAAATTGGAGTATAAATATGAGCGAAGTTTATGCTATTACTGATCTTGAAGGTTATGCAAATGAAATGCGTACTGCTGCGGCAAAAAGTCTGTCAGCAAATAGTAAAGATAATCTTGATGAATACATTAGTATTAAGCAAATGATTAATCTGGTCAGAACTGAGTGTGTAGGTTATGACCATAAAGACCGACCACTTCTAAATGAAGAATCAAATGAACAGATCTATGAAAAGACTGTCATTTGGATGCACAATGTTGGATTAGCAAAACTTGCTGCTAAAGGATTAGTTGAATGTGCTTGGGATAGCAAAAATAATGAAATGGTTTTTTGGACTAACAATGATATAAATAAACCAGTAAAGAAAAAGAGGAAACCAAATGCTAAATCCATCAAACCAAGAAATAAGAAGAAAGATCAGGGATCTTGAAGATAAGATTCATGACTGTAAAACATATATCTCATCAGATTTTTGTATAAGTTGTAATGAAATGTATGAAAACATCAAAAAATATGAAGCAGAAATAAAGATTCTTAAAGAATTATATCAGAACGATTGAAATTTTCCCTCAAGGGTTGACAACTGGCCGGTCGATGATATAATGGACTCAGGACAGGTTTGATCTTTACAATATGGGGCGGAAGGTAAGCCGGTAGCATCCGATACTCTTATAAGGTATTCATAGGTAGGTTCGACTCCTACTCGCCCTATTATACTTGCTTTTGATGAAAGAAGAACTATTATATCATGAACAGTAATCCTATACAAAACAAGGAAAGTTTATGACTCATCGTTCATTATGTTGTATGCCAATAGTAACTTTAATGATTGGTTTATTGGTTTTATCAGTTGGATTTAATTTTGTATTTATTGAGAAAATAAATAAGTTATCCAATATTGTCAATACAATAACAGCACCAGTTGACGATGATGAACTCAAAAACTTGATGGAAGAAATCAAAAGATTATCAAAACAGGAGTATATGAATAATCTTAAATATGATATCAAAACAAAACAACCAATACACAATGATTTCTGATCTAATTAAAAATAGAATTTGGCAACTAAAATTATCTTTCTTTAACAGAAAATGTTATTTTACTGGACAAAAATTACAATATAAACTGTGTTATTGTGGACGCAAACAAATCAAAGACAGTATATCTTATAGGTATTTAAATGATGATATTTGGGTATCCTCAAAGGAATATTTGAAACTACTAAAAAGCAATATTCTGTAGGTGTATAAGATAAGTAGCCTTCCTAAACTATTGATTTTATAATCAACCCACCTATAAGAAAGAAGAAAATATGAAATATAGATTGCTGTTTATCGGTCTAGTCTCAGTTTTGTTTGCTTCATTAACAATGAATGTTATTCATTCAGAATCACTAGACGCTGCTAAAGAAACAATACAGATTAATGAGATGGTACATTCAAAGGTTATCAATAGTTTACATGACCGATTAATGCAATTAGAAGATTAAGGGCGAGAAAAGGTTTCGACTACATAAAGAAGATTATATTGGCAAGTAGAAGTTGATCTGGAGGCTTCTTTAAAACCAGATTAAACGCTTTAACTGGCGAAACTCAGTTAGCACTTGCTGCCTAACTAAAACGGGCAGTAACGGACTGCGATTGCGAATGAGGGTAGCGATCAAAAGTCTGTCGTCAAATCCCTCTGCACTTACAATATCCAACGGGTTGTAGGTTAAGAGCAGTTGGTAAGATGAGATTAGTCTTGTTTATTCTGTACTCTCATTTAATTTATGAATAAAATAAACTTGTAGAAGATATGATTTGAAATATGATAGGACAGGGGTTCGACTCCCCTCTCGTCCACTATGACTAGAAAAATTTGTGCATATTGTAACAAAAGGAAAAACAAGGGGAGTTTTCCTAAACATAGTATGTACAAGGATAATCTAGATAGTCGATGTAAAAAGTGTGTTAAAAAACAGTCTAAAGTTCGCGGAAAACTTCATAAAAAAGCCCCGCCTCGTCCAGAGGTATGTGAGTGCTGTAAAAAAGTACCATTAAAATGGTGTTTGGATCATGACCACTCTGATGATTCTTTTAGAGGATGGGTCTGTGAGAGATGTAATACTGGTATAGGTAAACTTGATGACAATTTAAACGGTGTAATTAAGGCTGTAAACTATTTGATTATGGCAAAAAATAGGAACCAGCAAAATGAATCTTTATCACAAATGGATTCAGCACCTAAAAGAAAATGACATGACCTATTTACAGCATTTAGTCTTTGCGTTTTTCTATGGTTCTTGTTGTTTGCTTGCTGGACTGTATTTAATGATACATTCAGTATTACCTTGTTTTTTCGCAACAGCAGGGAGCGATTTGGTAACAAGGCTAAATGTAATATTTAGAAAAAGCCAAAAATGATACCAATATATACAAAACGATCATAGAGACACTCATAGAAAGTTTATCAAATGATCTATTATTTTACTCCATTTATTAAAGGCAATCTTGGAGAAGCATATAATCACTATTGTGATTTAGTTCCAAATGACGAAGATTGGATAACATTAGTTGATGGAGATGTTATGCAACTACACACCAACTGGGCAGATATCTGGTATAAAATTATTGAACAAAATAATAATGCTGGAATTATTTCTTGTCTAACAAATAGAGTTGCAAAAAGCAATAAAAATCAATTATGTTATGACATGTATAATGAAACAGATATTTTAAAACATAAATTATATGCATCTAAAATTTTTAATGAAAAAAAATATTCTACTAAAAAAATGAACGGTGGTTTTTTATCTGGATTTTTTTTTGCATTTAAAAAATCAACTTGGAAGCAAGTCAATAAATTTGATGATGGTATTTTACATATAGATAAAAAGTTTTATAATAAAGTTAAACAAATCAAACCGTGTTTGATAGCAGAAGGTTTCTATGTTTTACATTATTATAGAATGTTAGAGGGGGATAGATATATTGACCATCTTTTATATTAAATTTAATGAGTATATTTAATACATTTATTATTCCTACAATAGGTAGATCCTCACTTAAAACCGCAATAGAAAGTGTGCTTATTCAAGATAATACTCATATAGTTGTTATTAGTGATAATATCAAACTTAATAATTTAATAAATAATAATAGAATAACATATATAAAAAATAAATACGACAGTGGATCAGCAGGGTTGGTTAGAAATTGTGGTATAGAATATACTCTATCACATATACAAACAGAATATATCTCTTTTCTTGATGATGATGATTATATTACTAATAATTTTACTGATATTATAAAATTGTATCCAATATATGATTTATTAATTCATTCTATTAATTTTCTATATCATAAAAAAGAAAGAAAAAAACTACCACCGTGTTCTGGATTTGAAATTAAAAGAGGACATATGGGAATTGCTATGACAGTAAAAAATCAAATATTAAAAGATAAACATATTAGATTTGGTAATTTTATTGCAGAAGATTTTTTCTTTGCTAAAGCTTTGATAGATAATGGTGCTACCTATTATAATACCGGAATATCAACTTATGTTGCACCATCTAAAGGCAAGTGGAATTATATCCATGATTAGTGTTTGTATATTAAATTGGAATTGTTTGACCACACTAGAAAAAACAATAAAATTAATTGAAGATGATCTAAAACATATTGTTCATGAAATAATTATATATGATCAAAATTCTAGTGACGGATCTGTAGATTATTTAAAAAAAATTCAATCGAATAATATCCATGCGATACTAGATGAAAAGAATAGTGGAAATTCTATTGCTAGAAATAGAATGATTAATCAATCTAAATATAAATATATTTTATTATTAGATTCAGATATTGTGCCAATTAAAAATTCTATTTATTCTATAATTAATTTTATGGAAAATAATTTACAATATCATTATTTAGGATATAATTGGCGTTCGTATACAGTTAATGAACAAGAAGCAACAAATTATGAATATGAAATAAAACAATCAGATATAGTAGATTGGAAAGATAATATTGCACTGACTCAGTATGGGATATTTAGAAGTGATATATTAAAAGCATTTCCATTTCCAGAATTTTATCCATTTAATTTAGAAGGGTGGGGTGGAGAGGATGATATGGTTGGAGAAACTATAAAAGCATCAAATACAGGAATCGGTGGAACAATAATAAATAGAGTATATTTTCATAACAAAGGAAGCAGTATTATACATTTAGGAAAAGATACTCATCAAAGATTATATATGATTAGATTTATATATACTAAATATTTTATAGATTTTTTAAATTTTGAAGAAAAAATTAATGCTCTAAAATATAAAACATTAAAAAAAACATTACTTCATTGTCAAAAATATCATTGGGATTTAAATAACAATTTAGGAGATATTGCTACAAACCATATAATTATGGAATATTTTCCATTTTTTGAGTTTGATAATATGGAAAAAAATAATTTATTAATGTTTGGTGGAACAATTATGGATCACATAGATAATGCCAACAAATTATATGATACTAAATTTAAAAATATTCTTTATTTTGGGGTTGGTCTTTCTAATAAAAATGAGTTACATAGAGCAATTAAAAATATAATAGCAAATAATATTTTATATACAATTATTCCAAGAGGACCAAAAACAAAACAAGTTTTGACAGATAATTCAATTAATTGTAAGAATGCTTGCGGAGATGTGGTCCAATTATTAGCTTCTTTACCATTATCTAATACAAATCTTGATGATCCAGAGCTTTTGGTATATGATGTTTATAATCCTGATTTAATTATTCCTGAGTCTAAAAACTATGAAATTATAAAAGTAGCTCAAAACAATTCTTTTGAAAACATAAAATATTATAATCTCAACAACTTTTTAGTGGCCGTCAACAATTTTAGTAAAATTTATTCATCACAGGTTCATCCATTTTTAATCGCTTCTTTATTGGGCAAGCCATGCTGTCTGCATCCGAAAGACTTTAGAGCAAAAGACTTTAGATATTTTAAATCATTTAAACTAGATATGTCAAAAGAAGATTCCTTATTATTAAGATCAGAAGCACAACAAAATATTCAAAAATTTATTATCAAGTTTTTTAAAGAAATGAAAAAGTTTGCATGAAAAAAGTTTTATTTATTTTAGGAACTAGACCGGAGGCTATAAAACTCAAACCTATCATACTACAATGCGTAGATTTATTTGATATAAAAATATGTTTAACAAATCAACACCCTGATATAGATCATATTTTATCTGAATTTAGAGAAAATATTATTAGTTTAGGATTGAAGAGAAGTGGTTCTAGTTTATCTAATTTAATGGGAAATATTCTAGTCTTATTAGATAATGAAACAAGAATTAAAGAATGGAAACCAGATCTAACAATTGTACATGGGGACACAACTTCTTCTTTGTGTGGAGCATTATATTCTTTTTATGAACAAATACCTATTTGTCATATAGAATCTGGCTTAAGGACACACAATAAATTTTCTCCATTTCCAGAAGAATCCAATAGAAAAATAATAGACCATCTTGCAACAATAAATTTTGCTGCAACAGAAAACAATAAAGATAATCTTAATTATGAAAAGATATTACACAATGTCCATGTAGTTGGTAATTCTATTATTGACGTAATTAAGAATAATTTAAATGATATATCTATGATCTCCAACGATAGTTTCGGCGTGATAACTTTACATAGAAGAGAAAACTGGAAAAATAATATATCATTAGCATTAAAAGAGATAAGTAAATTTTGCATCCAGCATGAATATAAAATGATTTATGTATGTAATAATAATATAGAACTACAATCTTTAGTTAAGCAAACAATTAACGACAATCCTTTTATAAGTATAATTAATTCATTAGACAATAAAGAATTTCATCATTTAATTGCAAAATCAACTTTTATTATAACTGATAGCGGAGGAATACAAGAAGAAGCGAGTTTTATTGGTAAGCCAATTTTAATTTTAAGAGATTCGACAGAAAGACAAGAAATTATTGAAAATAACTGTGGTATATTATTACAAATTAATAACATACAAGAAATATTAGAAAATATTCTATTCAATAAGATACTATTTAATCAGAATAAAGCATTATATGGAAATGGTACAACCAGTATGCAGATAGTAGAGATATTAAAATCCTATATAGATATTTTATATTAAAAAATGACTCAAGTAATTTACTATAAATTTAATCCACACAAAACATATAAATTCGGCTGTGTGATTTGTTGCTATAATAGAGAATCTTTTGTTAAAGATACAATAAATAGTATATCAAAAAGTTTTTTACCTCAAGATTTACTTTTTATTATTATTGATGATGGTAGTAATCCAGTTATTCAAGTTGAATTAGATCATGACTATATACTCATACGAAAAGATAAAAATTATGGAATATCTAATAGTCTTGCTATTGGTTGGGATATAGCATATATATTAAATATTGAGTATCTTATGAATTTAGATTCAGATACAAATGTTTCTGTTAATTGGTTGTCAAGACTACTAAGCACATCTAAAAAATTTAATGACAATGCTGTTGTCACAGGATTCAATGGAAGATATCACTCAATTATTAATGACAACAAAAATTATTATTTAAAAAATTCTATAGGAGGGATAAATATTTGGTTTGAAAAAACACTATACGAACAAACTATTAGAAAATCATTAACGACATATGATATCATCCCAAACTCTATTGATAAAATATTATTAGATATAGATAAATATGGAGTTAATCCAAAAATTCATGATGTATATAATGGATGGGATTGGGGTCTGGTATCATTATGTAATGACCAAAAAATAGAGATGGTCTGCGTAAAACCATCTGTAGTACAACACATAGGCAAAAGAGGATTAAACAGTAAACCAAACAATATTGAAAAGTCTCTAGATTATCAAAATATTTGTGTTCCAAAAATAATTCATCAATTATGGAAAGACAATAATATTCCCGAACACCTTAGATTAATGCAAAAAAGTGTCTTAAATAATCATCCGACATATGAATATAAGTTATGGACAGACGAACTATTAATAGAATTTATTCGACAATTTTATCCAAATATTTTGGACTATTATCAAACTGGAATAGAACACATCATACAACAAATAGATTTTGTGCGTCTTTTATTATTGTATCACTATGGTGGAGTGTATATTGACATAGATTCTTTCTGTATAAATCCTGTAGATGATATACTAAATTATCCTTGTTCGTTCATTGATACAAAAAAACACGAAGCTTTTTCTGATAATTATTATCCATTAGTATTAAATAATGCTTTTATTGCTGCTGAAAAAGATAATTATTTTATTCAACAAATATTAATACATATAATAGAATATAATGATCCAGTTAACTATAAAGAATATTGTTCATTTAATCCTGCTTATACCAAAATACTTAAATCTGCCGGCCCATTATGTATAACTGATGTGTATTTAAATTATAGTTTTAAATCTTGCATTAATTTATTATCAAGCGATTATTATTTTGGATCAAGTTATGATAAAAAAATGACAGCAAATCAAATTTTAGAATATGGTATAAAGGTAAGTCATAATATTAAAAACTGTCATTTTATACATTTACATGAAAGTAGTTGGTGGAAAGACGATAATGATAAAGCAATATCACCTCCAACAAACAAGTTTTTTACTAAAGAAAATATTGAAATCAAGAAAAATATGGCTAAGTTAGAATTAATATAAGCTTAAATAAAAGGAGACTATGACAATGATAGTATTATCTAAATTAAGAGGTGTTACTGGTACACTAGATACTGACACAAGCGTTTTTACTCCACGAGAATGGACAGTAGAAGAAACTGCTCGATATGATGCTATAGTAGTAGAAGAAGTTGTTTTGGCTAAACTCAATGGTGTTACCGGAGTTTTGAATAAGACCAACAACACTTTTACTGCCAGAGAATGGACCGAGGAAGAAACTTCTCGTTATAATGCGATAACTATTGTTTAATAGGAGATTATATGTCAGAAGAAAAAAATACAATTGTTTTTTTACTTGATAAAGTTAAGCAACTAGAATTAGATGTGCAATATCAATTACATCGTGCAGATAGGGCCGAGCAGAAATACATAAAATTATATAATGTAATTGATCAAGTAGTTAAAAAACTTAATATTTCCATGAATAGTGAAGAAAGCGACCCTTTGCAGATTGTCTAAATAATTCGTTTGAGAGCGACGATACTCTTGACAAAGCACTTCAATTGTGCTATAGTTGTTCTAAACAGGAGGATTTTGGAATGACTCACGATTTTAATTATGTTTGGGATATGGTTCGTGATCTTAGGGCTACTAGCAGCACTATTGATAAGCAAGGGATTATTGAGGATTATTGTAATCATAATTCTGAGGCCGCAAGTTTTGCTAAGAAAATTCTACTCTATACCTATCATCCATTGTGGCAGTATAATGTTACTAGCGATAATCTCAAGAAGAAAAACTCTTTGAGAGGAAAGTCTTATAAGAATTTTTTTGATCTTCTAGACGATCTAAAGAGTCGAAAGATTACTGGTCACGATGCTATCGGGGCAGTCCATACTTTTATTGATAGTCAGTCAAATAAAAGCAATATTGAAGAACTGATTTATTGCATCATCGACAAGGATTTGAAAACCCGTGCTGGTGATAAGATTATCAACAAGGCTATTCCTGACCATATTCCAGAGTTTAGTGTTGCTCTTGCTGATAAATACGAGCCTAAACTTGTAAGTTGGAAGGATGGTTGGTATGTCTCACGAAAAATTGACGGTGCTAGATGCGTTGCTATTGTTGATAGTAATGGTGACGCTACCTTCTATTCCCGCACAGGAAAAGAGTTTGATACTCTTGGTATTGTTGCTGGTGGTATTAAGGCTCTTGGCATTAAGGATGTAGTATTTGATGGTGAACTTTGTCTGGTTGATGACGAAGGTAATGAGGATTTTCAGGGAGTTATGAAGCAACTGAAAAAGAAGGATCATACTATTCCTAATCCATCATA